GTGGATTGCTCATTCTATTAAGCCTGTGCTGGAATAATATATTTGTAAGTTGCGATACCGCTATCTAGTTCAATCTGCATGGCGCCTTCGTTACTAAAACTCAATGTAGTATTATTAGCGTCAGCAATTTTTAGAATAGCCAATACTGGGGCAACTGGCCAACTCCATGCCTTAGTAATTTTGCCAGTTACACCAGTAGCAAATGTAAATTCGCCAGCGTGACTAGATTGGTCACCAAATGTAAACACTAGTTTATCGCCATCAGTTTTAGCAATAAATGTAGTGTGTTCAGTATTTGCACCTGCTTGGAATTGGAAACGTTGAACGGCGCTTACAGTTGGGCTAACTGCTACATGCCAATTTACACCACGGAACTTAACAGTCTTTAACTTTTCGTTAATGATGTCACTATTCATAAAGCGATAGTCGTTTTTAAAATCGCCTGTTTTGTTTTCAAAATGTAAGCCAACTGGAATAGTTTCGTTGTTACGTTGTGCTGTCAACAAGTCAATTTTAGAATCTTCTTGATATTCAGATCCGTCAACCAGATACCGAAGTTTTTCAAGTTGAGGCATACCAAACGTGCCAATAAGTTGTGGATACGGATTGGTTGTTTCTGCGTACATAATAACTGTACGGTCTTCGGCCATACTATCAATCAGCGTTTTATCCGCGCTGCCAGTTACCTTAACAATGTTTAGGAAACCAAGTTTGTTTGTATGAGCCACGATGTCTTTGAGTAAGTCTTGCATAATAAAGTCCTTTGTATTATTTTATTTAGATTTGTTGGTAAAGTCAATGACTATTTTATTCAAATGAGAATAAATTACCGAAGTTGTTAGTTTGTGTCGTGGAATCTAAATCCCAGTCCAACACACCAATTAAGTTTTTGATCTTATTGTTAATGATAACTGCTTCCATTTCCATATGATCAAATGGGAGGTCCTGGAACCATTTTGGCAAACGAAGTTCATCTACTGGGTAAGCAATACTAGTATAGCCTAGCGGATTGGCCTTCATTTTACAAACAATAACTTTCATACCGTCTACAATTTGTTGACTGTATTTGTCACTGTTCATACGCTTTAAGGTATTCCAATTGATACTTGCACGGACATGGCCTGGCATGTTTGCCTTACCTGCCTTGCGTTCTTTTTCTTGATATTCCGCAATGTTGTTTGCACGTTTAGGACTACCTTTCTCCCAACCTGGTCGCGATTTAAATTCAGTTCGGAATTCACCAATACGATCTAGAATCTCTTTTTCCTGAGCACCGTTAAGTACTTTGGTCAATACTTCTTCTAAGAACTTTTGCATAAATTCTGGAGTATCACTTCGCTTTAAGTCAAGCCCCATGGCTTTAACTTTACCAGTTTTACCATCGATGTCCTGACGCTTACCGTCTTTATCGTAATAAAGAACAGCGTATCGCTTCTTAGTAATGAACAAGCCTTTACTAGCAACGATTTCACGACCTGCTTTAATAACTTCACCGCGGCTCTTTGGACAGTGATGCGCTTCCAACATGAAGTGCGGGAATGTACTGTTTACTTCATCGGCAATAGTATCATACAGTTTAATGACAGTATCTTTATCCCAAGTAATTTCTCCCTTGGCAATTTCATTCTTTAGACTTGAGTAAGCACTAAAGTATGCAGAGTCAGTGTCACCATAAATGATGCTTTTACCAATGTGATTATATTCACCAGTAACGACTTCATTTATTTTTGCGGCCATATGACGGGCAATGCCACGCCCTGAAAGGGTGGTTGACTGACCAATGCGATTATCGAAAAACCTGCAACCAGCGTTAAGAATAGCACCGTATAGACTATTAAGGTTAATTTTCTTAACCAACTGTCGCTTGTCCCAATATTCTTCTTCAATTTTATTCTCCGCTTTAATTGCTTCTTTTAATTTGGCCTGCATTTCCTTACGTTCGCTATACCAACGTTTCAACAAGCCAGGAATAATACCTTCTTTCTCGTAAGTAAAAATAGTACCGTTAGCACTGAGCATCCAAGGTTTGCCGCTGTCAAAAATAGCCTCATAAATTTGTGCACCACTCATGACGTCAGTACGACCATCTTCCCAGTCGATGATAATATCATTTGCTCGGTCACGGTCCATTACAAACTCGTATTCATTAGCACCGAACTTACCTTCCCATGCTTCAGCAAACTTTCCACCGTTCTTGGCCATTTTGTCTTCAATCTCGGCCTTGGTATAGTCTTGTCGCAATTGTCCGACAATAGTTTCAGGTCCCATGTTTAATGCACGAATAACTGATGGATACAGACTGTTAATGTCCATTGAACCAATCCAATCATGCAGACCTTTTTTAGGATATGCAACATACGCACCTGCCGCTTGATTGGAAACTGTGTCATCACGTTTCGGACGACTTGGAACAATCATACCTCGATGGTGTGCTTCGTTTACAATAGCCTGTTCTGTAACAGCCACCGCGCCCATTGTAGTTTGTAGTAACACAGTATTTTCATGTGCCACAGTATTTGCCAAGTCGATGAACTTTAGTTTCTTATCTAGTTTATCCAACAAGGCAGTATCCTGTCTGTTGTATTCAATAAACTTGCGAAAGTCGTTATTGTAAAGTTGATCCAGCGTACCTTCGTAAACTGTTTTACTTTCGCCTACTTCCATTTCGCCAATTGCATCCAATCGGTATGTGTGTCGTTCTTCATATGTGTACTTGCGGTACAACTCGAGACTGTCCAAATGAACGCGACCAACCAAGTCGTAAGTAACAGCCTTTTTTCCATATTTTTCGTACTCTCTTTTCTTAGGCATTTGTCCCCAAAGACAGAATCTACGAGTGTCTTCTTTGCTTAGAACTTTAATAACTCGGTTTACGGTATACGGGATATCAAAGCCTTCGCTGTTCCACCCACTTAATACATCAGCATCTTCAATCAAGTTTAGGAAAGTATCCAACATTTCATATTCTGTTTCAAACAAAATAGTGTTAGGGAATTCTTTAATCTGCTCTTGAGCCTGTTCCATAGTTAATGTCTTTGGAGGAATCGCAAGACATACTAGCGTATCTAGCCATTGTAGGTGAATAGAAATCGCAGTAATTGGCATAAATGCGTCGTCTGGACTTGCATAGCCACGTTCCGGATCAAAATCCACCTCAATGTCGAAAAACGCTACATTTAGTTTCGGGGGTTCTTTACCTAGATAGTTTTCTTCTAAACAACGGAATACTGGATTGATGTCGCTCTCATATAACTTATGATCGCTGTGTATTCTTTGTTCTTTGACAAACTCTTTCCAACTACGTGCGGTGACCTTAGTTAGGTTCTCTCCAAAAATACTTTTGAATTTACCTCTTTGGTCTGGGTAGTAAAATAGATAGCGGGCTGGGTAGTCTTGATAGACTCTGCCTTTTTTTGGATCACGCTCGACAACTTTGACGATGTCTTTTTCGCGATCCCAGATGGCATCACAATAACTCATTAATTTCCTCCATATTTGTCATTTTTTGGCTGACAAAAACCAACGTAATCATTTATGGCTGATCAAACCTTTCTCATATATATTTATTGTAGTAGGAATCTGATGTATCCAAAAGTGTCAATAACTGTCATGACAACACTCATTACTACTAGACCGACACTGCCCCTGCTTAGGCCACAGAATATCATTAAAAATGTTCCGCTTAACCATAATGGATAAGTTATCCCGTAAGGCACGTTTGGTGCCATTAGGGCGAAGATGATAGCAGTTGCCAATGCAGTACATGCATTATATGTTTCTGCTAACAATCTCCAGGGATTTTCGTTCCAATCAGATTTAACCCAATTGGAAATATTTACTATTACACTATTCATCAATCTTCACGGCGGTTAGCATGTCCGCTGATATCGACAATAGTTTCCAAATCATCAAACTCACGGAACACTTGATCCCATTGATCTTTTTGTGCAATTCGAATTGCTTTTCGAATAACACTTGGCTTAACTTCAAGTTCTTCTGCTACTGCTTTAATAGTCTCACTCAAACCTTCTGTTAAGTCTTGAATTTCTTGCATAACAGTGACACCTTCTGCCACAATTTGTTTGATCTTTGCCTGTTCAGGCGCTCCAAATGCTTTACCCATAAAAAATCTCCTTGTGTATTAGTATATACTACACAAGGAGACTTAGTCAACTAATTTTTACTCACAATTCCATCTATTCAATGCTTTTGCTTTTGGAGTAGGGCGTCCCTTCTCATCTTTCATAGGACCTTTATTTCCACTCATTCTAGCACAGAAACTCTTACGGCGTTTAGCATCTTTACTACCTGCTTTTAATTTACTAGGCTTGGTAGTAACCGCAGTCTTTAATTTGCTGCCCGGATTTTCTCTACGATAAGCATTGACAGCCTTTTGACTCAACCCGTCAGTTTTATCTTTCTTGTTGACCTTGTTCCAGTCTTCATTAATAAATTCATGTGCTCTCATATTATTCTGCCGGTGGAGTTTCCCACGGTAATG